GTGACAGACAAAAAACTGATCTCATCTTTACAAGGACTGCGGGCAGTCGCATTTTTGTGCGTGGTCATCTCCCATTGCGGGGCGCCGTGGCTGGGTCCGTGGGCGATTTCAGTATTTGTGGCGCTGTCCGGTTTTCTGATGGTCTGCAACTATTACGACCGCCCCCGCACAGCACCGGGGCTGCAGTCTGCCATAGCTTTCTCCTTTAAAAAAATACGCCGGCTGTATCCGCTGCACCTTATTATGATGGCTGCCGCCCTGTTATTTGTACTGAAGGGGCTTCTGGCGCAGCCCTCTGCCCGCGGGGTTCTCTCCTGTGCGGCGCAGCTTGCGGTAAGCATTTTCCTGTTGCAAACATGGATCCCGTCCAGCCGTTTCTGGTTCTGCCTGAATGGAGTGGCTTGGTATCTTTCGGTGCAGGCTTTTCTGTATGCCATCTTTCCCACGCTTCTCGCCGTGTTGAAAAAGGCCGATGCCCGCAAACTGCGCTGCATTGCCGCAGCAATTTTCTGCGTACAGTGCCTTTTTTCCCTTGCGGTCTGGAAAGCCGGGCTCAGCGGAAAGGCCGCATTCTACCTGACCTATCTGTGTCCGCTGATCCGGGCAGGCGATTTTACCATCAGCTGCTGCGCGGGCTGTCTTTACCACAGCCGCAAACAGGAGAGCACACTGCCGCGCAGTGCTTTCTCCCTATTGGAACTGGGCGCTGTACTGCTTGCAGGCGGCTGCCTTTTCATTGCTGCCAAGCAGGCGGGGGTTCTGGGCGCAGTGGCCTTCCGGTACAATGTGCTGTTCACTCCCTCTGCGGTGCTGCTGGTCTGGCTGCTCGCCATGGGCAAAGGGTTCATTTCCCGGCTGCTATCCGCAAAGCCGTTTTTGTGGCTGGCACAGCTCTCCCCTTACGGCTTTCTGATCCATCAGGTACTGATCCGGTATATGGAGTGGACTGCGGACAAGTTTAGCCTTACAGTGCAGCCCGTGGTCTGGACCCTGACCGTATTTTTGCTCACGCTCTGCCTGAGCTGGTTTTATAAGGCGCTGGAACGCCGGGTGCGGCAGCGTCGTACAAAGGCTGCTGCACAGTAAACAAAAAGACAGCTTCGATCTCTCTGCAACGTGCCAAGTTATGTCATGGATTTTAGTTGTGCACAAAGAGCTTCTCTTTTTCGTCAAAAAATCTCTCGTCCCTCCAACGCTTCCAGAAAATAGAACAAAAAGAAAACCCCAGAATCATTCGAATTAGAGAATAATTCTGGGGTTTTTAATACTGTCGGCGGGGGCGAACCCGTACTCTGTCTCCAGAAAGGGATTTTAAGTCCCTCGTGTCTGCCAGCCTTCGGTAAAGTCGCTTTTTGTTCGTTGTATCGTTTGATTTCTCATTGCGAGAGAGATTTTTCCTTCGCGAGCGAGAGGGATTCGCACTTTTTTGATAAGACGATATTACCACATTTTCCGCCCCATGTCAATCATGTAAAATTGTTTCATACTGTCGTGCTTGATCTTCGGAGCGTCCGGGACCCGGGGCTACCGCCGAGGCGTTCGCCCTGCCCAGATGCGCTCCTCAGGGTGGGTGTGATGAGGGGGGGGATAATGGGTTGGTTGGTGTATTGATGGACGGAATTGAGTGATGAGTTATTGCTGATTTTTGAAGGTTACTTTTGAAGTGATTGAAGGTGTTTTAATGTGCTGACGGATTCGATTACTTCTTATCTGTGATGTTCATTGCTGTTTATTTGCCCAGTAACTACTTTGCCTGTGCTCTCCCCTGCTACCTCTTTTGCTGAAATTTCACCGGATGTGATTTTGAGGGGTGAAGTGAGAAGCGGATGCATTTGTTCGATATAAAACAATTGTTCTATTATAAAACCGTATGGATGGGATTTTGCAACCGCACCCACACGGTCTGAGGTCTAAAAAGATTATTTTAGTTTTTCGAGTATCTCGTCTGCACTCACGCCGCTTGCCAACAGTTTTTTCAGCACAGCCTCTGCCTCGATCTTCTTAGCTTCCTCAGCGGCCTTCGCATTCATGCTCTACTCAACAGCTGTTTTATGAAGTAGAAATCATCTGTTTTCCTCTAATTTTCATGACTCAACAAACCGTTATGATGTTGGTGTCATTAGCGGGTTAGATAGTGTACTCAACAGCAGTTTCAGACGTTAATGATAAGCTCATGGATTTTTGTTGTTTTCTCCTGTTTTCCGCCATTTCTATGATTCTTCTGAAAAAGTTGTGCCAATTTTGTGCCACAGGGGTCAAAAGTTCAGCGTTTTGTATAAGTATCTAGCATTTATAGCTCATATAGCTGTGAAATATGGCCAATTTCAGTAACTCAATTAGTGTGCAAAACAGGTTCTTTTTGGCAATGCTACGTCAATACGGTTTGTTGAGTAGACATTTGTTTTGCACTTTTGTTGCATATAAATAGTTAAATCGTGCAATTATATTTACATTTCGCTTCAACCGGGGTAGTCATTTTCTGAATCGAGTGATTATTCAGGGATTATGACCGTCCAAAGCCTCTCTTGAAAGAATGAAATTTGCATAAAAATAAGGCCTACCGACAGACGTCGATAGACCTTAGGCATGATAAAATCATTTATTTTGAAATATTGCTCATAGCTGATTATAATCACCTATTTTTATCTTATAAGTGATTATAATCAGTTTTTCATTTTACTTTCCTACACACCACATTTTTTCTTTGCAATGCTAAATTGTAACCAGAGTGGCACTTAGCTGTTCTCCTTCCCAACATTGCCCCTTAGTCTGTTCAGCTGCTATTGTTGCTTTACGACATACAGTGTCTTCTACTCAACGTAGAGTAACCTTGGGACTTATAGCCTCGTCCTTTCTTTATCTGTTGCTATAGAGTTCCTGATGCTCCAAATTCCTTTAGTGAGATTAGGTTTCCTTTTTCATTTGCCGCAAGCGAAATAACAACAGCGTTTTTCTCTATATCATACCGCCCACTAAATTGATAGTCTTTTCCCGTAACAAGACCGTTAGCATCCAAAAGTGACTGAACAAACCCCATTCCGTTGATTCTCATTTTGCATTGTCCATCAGTCAACAGCTTATCCGGAACCCGAAATGACATAGGGTGAACCGCAGCACACGGCGTAATCACTATGGATTTTCGATCTTTTCTCTGCAAAACGCAAATATAATCCGGGCTTCCAAGAATACGAATGATGTCCTTTCCAATATGTACTCTCCGACTTTCCGCTGGAATCGTCACCAATAAATTCATGATTCGTCCTGAATTCATGTCGGAGTTCCTCTCTCGACAGCTGTACTATCTGGTGGCTCCATATTCTCAGACTGTTCCTGCAAAACGGATAAAGAGGTTTCCTTAGAGGCTTCATCGGTCTGGAGTGTTGATTCTTTTGAAAGTTCATCCTTTTCCTGTTCAGGCTCATTCAATGCCACAGCCCCCTGATACCCGATAAAATCCTCAAACATGTTCATCTGATGAGCTGCAACATAATCATTATAAGATTTTCCGATACAATTCTTATAGGCATCCGGGAAGAATTTTATCTGCTTTTTCTTCGTTTCGCCAGTAACAGGGTCTGTATATTGCTGTGGTTTCGGTGTGAACATGATGGCCTCTTCCAAGTCGAATAGCATACAGAGACCTTGATTTGAGTTAGCCACCCGTCCAAGCACTTTATAACGGCATTCTCTATTCCAGCTCATCATTTTATAGATTTTCTCTACAAATTCTAATGATACAATGTCCTTATTCACCCAACTTTCACCCTTTTGTCTGGCCCATTCAACAGAAGCACTGTCTTCTTCCGGGCACATAATCAATGCAAGTCGCTTCTTGTACGGATTCAAAATCGGGACTACATACTTAATTCCTTCAAAAAGTCGGATGCAGGCCATGTTAAATTTCATAACGCCATATTTTATGCTCAATGCGGGTTTATTCAGCATAGAGAACTGTGTACGCGGTGGAAGTTCATAGCCATCGAAATTTTCGTACTCCAGTTCTCTTTTTTGTTCTTTCCGTATCTGCGCCAGTTCACGAATCAGCGTAATTTCCTGTGCACTCAGTTTCTGCTCCCGGCTTTTTTCTTCCATTCTACAAGTTCCTCCTACATAGACATCAAAAGAGCATCCAGTTCACGCTGTACCTCATTTTTGCTCGGAATTGCGCCAATCATGGGATTTTCTACGACCAGTCCATACTCCATTACATCGCTGTTCATAATGCTTTGAATCCACTTGCTCCGATATAATCGACATCCCAGATTCATAGCGGAGTTCTCAGCCTTCTTATAATGATTTTTTCCAATCAAAGTCTGAGATTCATCCAGTTCAAAAATCAAGAATTTCGTATTTTGCCGCCCACGAGAGATACCACGACACTGATAGCGACAGTCCTGTTTCCAGTTCATTTCATCTAATATCGCACCCGCAAAAGCTCTAGATGAAAATCTATTGCAGATGTCATTTGCATTTTGCCAATGAATCGCCGTTGAAGAGTCATGACCGCTCTTTCGCAGAATTATGACCTGCAGGATTGGATGATATAGCAGTTCCACATATTCACAGTCGTCCAATCTGGTATGACAAGCCTTGCTAAAACGAATTTCATTTTTAGCAATTGTAATAACTGGGCTACTATGGTTGATAAAGCAGGCGCTGGAAGCCGTCAGATATTCAGACTGATACATCGAATCTTGTTTTTTCCCGGCCCTCATATCAGCCATAGCATTTAATTCTACCACTTCTTCTGGCATATAGGCACTCAGACAAAGGCTGCGGATACTTTCATCGTTTATACCACTCCAGTTCGGATGAATGCCTACAAATCCTTTCAATGCTCCCTGTTTAATTACAACGATATCCTGTACCCCACACCTTTTGCTGCTGGATGCCACAAGATGTGCAGCTCGTGCAATCTCCGGTGAAACAATCGCTTCGTGATGTTCTGGGACATAAGCCGAGCATCGGTCGCCATTATTCTTCGTCACCTTCCCCAGCTTATAATCTACCACGATGCTCTTCCGAGCTTCCAAATCACCCCAGCGGCGTTCGTTTTTCATGATGTTGGCTACCATCATGCCGTTCCACTTTTGCCTGCCTCGCAGGGTGCTGCGCTTCTTTTTCGTAAGGATCATTGCAATTTGGTCGTAGTCGTACCCTTGAATAAAGGCCAGAAAAATAAAACGTACTGTCTTTGCTTCTTCCGGCTCGATTACCAGCTGCCCATCCGTTGTATGCCGATATCCCATCAAATCAGCTACCGGATATTGGCCAGTCATAATACGCTGATCATACGAAAGAATCATGCGACGGCTCTTATTACCAGATTCCCAGTCTGCTAAAAGAGCCTGAACATCCAAGCTATACTGGCTGTCAGGATTAAGCGTGTAAATATTTTCAGTTTCAAAGTACACACCAATCGGATGAGCCGGATGCATAGTTTTCAGGGCAGCGATTTGTGTCATGCAATCCGAGAAATTTCGAGCAAAACGCGAAACACTGGCACAAACAACCAAGTCGATTTTTCGCTCTTTTGCATCCTGCATCATGCGCTTAAAAGCATCACGCTTTCTCAGTGATGTACCGGATTTTCCTTCATCACTGTATATATTCTGCAGTGTCCAGTTCTCGGTTTCTGCAATCTTTTTAGTGTAATAGAGAGTTTGATTTTCAATTGAAGAAATCTGCTCTTCGCTGGAAGTACTAACACGGGTATAAACCGCCACACGTTTCAGATTACTGTCATAAATAGATGGCGTGGGTTTTGCCGGACGGAAATAGTCTTTTGCCGTTTTCTGGCAGTGGTCCGTCTGCTTATGAATTCTACCACGAATTTCCGCTTTTCGTCTTTCTGCTTCCGTATGTCGGCTCTGCCAGTCCGTTCCAAGTGGGAGCATCTCAGTTTGTCCTGCAGGAATATACTCTATGGCTTTTTGTCCTTCTACAATCATTTTTCTTCAACCTTTTCCATTTCATTTTCCAATCGTGCTCTCCAAGCAAGATAGTCTGCTTTACGGATTGCTGTGTATTTTTCGGCTAAAACTTTCAGACTCCGCCTCTGATCTTCCACATCCAAAATAGTATCGATTCGCTGATCATTATCGTCCGTAACAATGTCAATCCGCATTGGCAAGTCAAACAGATATTGCAATAAGAAACAAAATTCGCATGTATTGGCTGCAAGGTAGGCTCGTGTCTGCGAAGAAATTAGATTGATTTTCCCCTTTTTGCAGTCACGGAGTAAATGTACCATCTCTGGACGTTTGAAGATTTCTTTATTGCCTGTAATGTCAATGTACACACCGAACAGCTCTTTATCTGTATCATCTTTGAATTTTTCAGCATAGTAGGAACTATGATAGGCTACTACGGCATCTTTAGAGCGTTCCCATAGTTTTGCCAGTTTTACATAGCCGCCGACCTTATATTTGCTGTCCATTTATAGCACCTTCTTCCGGCTGAACACTCCAATACCATCTCCGTTTCTTCTGATAGCAATGAATGCCCATTTCCGTTTTCGCCATCCGTGCAACTCGTTTGCTGATGCCCTCATTATCCAGACGGCAATAAATTTCATTTGCACTCATATCACCATTTGCAAGAAAATGTTTGATCCAATAGGCCGCCTTCTGCTGCTCAGAGTCAAATTTAGGCTTATCATCTTTCTGCTGAAATTCATAGGTTTGTGGTTTGCATTCCAGCCACTGAAAGCCACTCTCGGCAGAAATGGAAAAGCGAATGTCTTTTGCTGTAGGAGCAAGGCTGTTTTTGATTTGGTGTACGATTCTTATATCGGAGTTTTCCGTATCTCGTTCTACCTGCAGGACGCTCCGCGCAGCTGCCACAACATCAATACTTCCAAGGCTACGGTACAGTCCCTTGGAGCCTTCCTTTTTATTAAGGTGTCCGATTAGAACGATGGCGCAGTCGTAGCCAGTAGCCCACATTCCAAGGCGGCGCATAAGTTTTCGTGCCCTACCTGCGATTTGCAAATCCGAATCGCTACCGAGGTATGCTTGGATCGGGTCAATCACGACCAATCGCGGCCGGAATTCAACAATTGCCTGACGGATACGCTCATCATCCAAGGTAAGACCGTTGTATACTTCCTCATTAATGAAAGCTATCTTCCTGCAATCTGCTCCGCATCGTTCCAGACGGGGTTTTATTGTGTCCGAAGCGTCATCTTCGGAGCACTGATAAATCACCTTTTGTGGTACACCTACTTTACAGCCGTCTGGGGTCTTTCCTCCTGTCGAAAGCTCTGCAATCAGATTCATCATCATAGTGGATTTTCCATCGCCAGGATCTCCCTGCAATAATGTGATTTTCCCAATTGCAATAAACGGATACCATAACCATCGTACATCTGTTGACTGAACTTCGCTGTACAACGTCAGTAACTGTTCCACGTCGTTCTCACCGCCTCATCCTTGCAACTTAACTTCACGCTTTTATTATACGCCTGTCAGATAATTTTTTCTGTGAAGTAACACTTCACATGTGCAAGGAATTGTGATGTAACACTTCACAAAATCGCCTCAGAATACATGACCGCTAGAGGTAGGGCTGTAATCTCTGAGCATTTTCTATCATCAAATGCCCATTGCTTGTATACGCTTCCTGAAAAGCGAATAATTATATTGTCTTATGCGGGCATTTGAAAGGAAGTTTTACTTATGTCCGTCAATTATTCCGCTTTAGGGAAACGTATTGGCTATTTCAGAATGCAGTGCGGTAACATCACCCAAGAAGCCTTAGCTTCTAAAATCAATCGCAGCCGTGAATTTTTGGCTAAAATTGAAAAAGGCACCGAACATCCAAGCATTGCCACGCTAGTCGATATTGCTGATGCCCTTTGCATTTCTGTTGATGATTTGTTGATTGATAGTCTTCACTATTCTGTTTCAACATCTAACTCCGAACTGCATCGTTTACTATTGGATTGCAATGAAACAGAGCAGGCCATAATCACCCGCATGGCAAAAGAGTTAAAGGCTACTCTTGTCAGCCTTGGAATTTAACATTTTTTCGTAGCAAAGGTTAAAATAAAAAGGCTCGCATAAGCTGCAGACGCACCCTCGAATTCTCCTAGGTGCTGTCTGTGGTTTATGCGGCCATAGACAGCAATAAAAAAAGCCCACCAACGAACCATGTAGCAATTACACAGTGCGTTAGTGGGCATGTGGTCAATCTTTCTCGTATTTTTCAATCAGGCATTGATGTTCTTTAGTGTCCTTGTCGTAATTAATTCCTACGAGTAGGATATCTCCAGTATAGCTCAGAATCGAAGACGGATACTTTTTGTCTTTTATCTGTTGCATGGCTGTCGCAGCATTTTTACTCCACTTCAATTCAACGACCATCGCTGGATATGATGAAATATACTCTGGCTTCGGTATGAAAACAAAATCTGCAAAGCCTCGGCCAGTTGGCAGCTCCCGAATCGGTTTGAAATAATACTGCATTGCGCTCAAGTATGCGATTGCCAGTACACTGCTCAACGAATTTTCGTTATGATACTGGATTACCGATACATATTCATTATGGATTTTCTCAATTTGAGCAGCGACTGTTATGCCATCCATGTCCAATGTTGCATCAAGTAGACGTTCTGAATCTCGCTGGAAAGACAGCATCTCATTCCACGCTCCACTTTCGACTGCTGCTGTGAGCTCCTGCCGAATTTCTTCATTGGGTACGAAAGCCGTCTTCAATTTTTGATTAAACCCAAGATATCCCAGATGAATCATATAGGTCAGCACATCGTCCCTACTTTTTATATTAACTGTATCATTTTTGAACGTCGCTGTGTTCACCTTGACCTCTGCACCAGAAAGCATCTCGATGATGGCCGTTTTTAGTCCATCGAAATCCATATTAATCAGTGGCACAATTGCATCATAGGAAGCAGTTTCTGACCAATAGCTTTTGAATTCTCCTCGCAGCATTACACTGACAACCGCTCTAGGATTATAGACTTGATAATCCTTCAGAAGATATCCGTCATACCACCGCTTCACCTCATCGAAATCCTGATGGTACTCCTCCGCCAGTTTCCGCACCTCATCTTCTGTAAATCCAATATATGGTGCTAGTCTGCTTGCACTCAGCATTGTAAATTCATCAAAATTATTCAGTGCCGACTGAGTTTTTTCCTTCTTTATGGGAAGGATGCCTGTCAGATAAGCCAGTTGAATATACTTTGTTGGCTCTGTTCCTTTGAACATTCCTCTGAGGAAATTGATGTAATCTTCCTGTGCCTTCGTATTAGCAGCCTCGTCACGAATAAGAACATCCCATTCATCAATAATGACGATGAACTTTTTTCCTGTTAGGGCATTGATTTGTGATAAAGCCTCTGGCAGCGACTTTGTTTCCTCTGGAAGCGTATCTGGATAGTACTCCTTAAGCTCTGCAATTGTCCTCTCAGAAATGTAAGGAACTACCTGTTCCGCTCCCCCCGCTGGTTCCATACACCATTGAATATCAAGATGAATTACGTCATATTGATTTAAGTGCTTCTTAAAATCCGCGCTCTTGCTGATTTCCAAATCTGCGAACATCGCTTCTGAGTCGCAGCCTCTACTATAGTAAGCTGTGAGCATATTCGCTGTAATAGACTTACCGAATCTTCTCGGACGGCTGTTGCAAATATAACCTTGCAGTGTATTTAAAACTCTATTTGTGTATTTAATGAGTCCGCTTTTGTCCACATAGATTTCAGAATTCAAAGCGACTTGGAACGCAGAATTGTCTGGATTCACAAACATTCCCATATCGTATCCCGTTCCTTTCCGTGACTGTTTGATACAAATCACCTATTGTACTTTGATTTTACCATTTAGAAGGACAAATAGCAAGTTGATATTCCCTCGCAGCACCACTCTTTTCAGTCTTTTCTCAAGAGGATATACACATCTTCGACAAAACTCATGAATTCCACACTGGCTCTCTCGACCATGTGCTTTCCATTTATACCTTTCAACTCTTCCATGACCTTTTCTGCCGCAACACCTCTCCGCTCTCCCACTTCTTGCATCGTACTCACCACCGCCTCATCGATGAAAGAAGCGTACTTTGCACCATCGATATGGCTTCGTACTGGCACAAGTTCGCCACTTTCAATGCGGAGCACGTTCGGCATATAGATTCGTTCAATCCTTGCCAGTGCTTCATCAGCTTCCATTTTACAAAGATACAGCTGCATGGCACTTACAGCCGCAACCTCCGATGCACAAACTCCATAGTTCTCCGATACGAGCTTTGAGATGTTATTCATTTTGCTTTCTCCTATGTGTATTACTTGCTACCCACAACATATAACAAAATTCTGCACATAGCAATCCCTGAAAAAAAAATACCTATAAACGAAAAAAGGCCCCGCCAGACTATTTTGTCCAGCGGGGTCGTGATTGTTCACATTTTGCTTCTAGTCGAATCATCTTTTTTCTTACACAGCATCTTTACGCTCACGCTTTGCAGCCATCGTCAGGTATCGGCGGTACTGAATGCTGAATCCATAAACCTTATACGGAGCATCCACATACTCAACCGTGCCATCCATATTGCACCGCTTGAAACCTCGGAAGCTGTTCAGCGTCCGGCGGTTTCCAACCGTAGTAAGGGTCACACCGAAGGTCGTCTTGAACTCGACCACATCTCCTTTGACCGTTTCCTTTTCAATGAAAGCACAGTAGATGCCCTTTTCAAAATGAAGCAGGTCGGGAGCCTCGGCAATCAGCTCCGGTGTAAGTTTCAGGCTACGCTTACGAGTACTCGTAGGGTTGCCATCTTCATCCCTATATGCACTACTCTGAACATTCAGCCCATATACCTTCAGAGGCATACCTGCCGTGTTCTGTTCAGGAAGCTGTTTCAGGCAGTCGATGAAGACATCGAAGTTCTTCTTCATGTTTCCGAGTTCTCCCTGTTCGTTTTCCAGCATACTGCGCTCTTTTCGCAGGTCATCCATACGCTTCCGAATCTCATTTGCAAGCGTGTTATAGGTTTCGACCACAGAACCTTCCTCGACATCGATGCTGTACATTCTCGTTCCAAGGTCACTGGCTGTCAGTCCATTGCGGATGTCCATTTCAAGGTCACCAATGGAAAGGTCACCGTTTGCAATGGCTTCTTTTAAATTCTCGTTCTGCTCCATCGCCGCCTCACGCATTGCAACCACCTGTTTACCGATGATTTCATTCAGTTTGACTTCCAATTCTTTCACCTGATCGTCCAGAGCTTCGATACGCTGAGCAGAAACTGCACTGTTTTTCACTTTCCGGTAAAACTTGTCGTAGGCAGCCTTAAACATCCGGACGATATCCGAACCATCACCTTTTGTCTCGTAGTCATACTTTAGTCGGTAGAGCATTTCCATGAAGCTCTGTTCCAAAGCGACCTCATGGTAGAGTATGGTAGAGTTCGGAAGGACACCGCTCCTCGGCGGCTTCCCGTTCCGCATCTGTCATCCGCCCCAGTTTGCTGCGGCAGTATTTCTTCTGGTCAAGAGTTCCAGTCTTGGGTTCTTCCCCTTCCCGTACTCCGGCTTTCCTCTTACAACGCCAGACCGGGAATGCAAAAGTGTACTTCTCCAGATATTCACCGCCGTCCTCACCTGTTGCCTGCAAACTCCGCTCATCCGTATAGCCAGATGCCACGTTCGTGTAGGTGAGGCGGAAGAATCCGGCACCGCACTCTTCTCCATCCGGCAAATGCGTTCCACAGACAAGGTTTACAAAGGGACGTTTCACAATGGTCTTCTTCTCTTTGGTCTTGATGTCTCCCCGGTTGGGTTTGTTGTACATCATGGCCTGTACTTTATCCCAAGTCAGACGGTCGATGATTGCGACATGATGGTTTTCGATATAGTAGCGAGGTGCTTCACCACTGTTCTTTGAAGACCGATGGGTTAGGAAGTCTTTTGTGATGGTCTTCTGCATCTCAATGTCGCCCACATACTTCTCATTCCGAAGAATGATCATAACGGAACCAGCTGCCCATTTCTTTCCGTTTACTGTCGGCCGCCCCATCTCATTCAATTCTGCCGCGATTTTAGTGGCGGACAGTCCCAGCAGATACCGCTCAAAGATGTAGCGGACGGTGGCCGCCTGATCGGAGTTGATGATCCATTCACCATCCGGACCCATATCGTAGCCAATCATGCGCTTCAGATTGATCTGCGGACTGCCGCGCTGGAACTTGCGCTGGAGTGCCCAGCGGATGTTGTCCGAAATGGAGCGGCTTTCGTCTTGCGCCAGAGCCGAAAGAATGGTCAAAATCAATTCACCAGTTGCATCCAGCGTATCGATATTCTCTTTTTCAAAGAAAACGCCCACCGGAGGATTGAGCTGTCGAAGCTCACGGATACAAGTTAGTGTATCAACCGTGTTACGGGCAAAACGGGAAATGGACTTCGATACGATATAATCGATTCTTCCTGCCTTGGCATCATCCATCATGCGGTTGAACTCCACGCGGTGCGCACGGCTCGTGCCGGACAATGCTTCGTCCGCATAGATGCCAGCGAAACGCCAGCCCGGTTTGCTGGTGATGAAACTCGTATAAAAAGCTTTCTGGGTCGTATAGGAAGTCTGCTGACTTTCATCTCCCGTGGAAACACGGCAGTAGGCAGCCACACGGATGTTGTTCTGCATCTTCAACTGACCGCCATTTTGCACAGAGCGTTTGGTTGCCGGAATAATAGAAACATTTGCCATAGTGCTTTCTCCTCTCATTTTATAAACCGTTTCCGGTATGCGTTATCCCGCATGACCTGTCCATCATAGTAGCTGGCGGTATTGCGGAAGTCTTCAATATTGCTGTCCATCTCCACTTTTGTTCGAGTGTCATCGAACCAATGAACACTGTACTTCAGCGGAGAGTAAACCGTGATGGACAGGATGAACGCTTTGCAGTGTTCCCCTGTCAATCCATTCAAGAATGCTACGGTTCCCTCTCGGCCCTTGGGAAGCTGTCTCATCCACTGCACCGCTTCTTCTCTGCGGTCGTAGTCATCTTCCAGCTCATCCCAGTAGTCTTCCAGATAATCGAGCTTGTCCTCCAGCTTCTGGGCTTCGGTCTCATCCTGCTCTATCCGTTTTCTCAACCGCTCGATTTCCTCTTTTCGCTCAGTCAGGGCCGCTTCATCTATCGTTTCATCTCCAAGCAAGTCCCGCCGGGTCTCCATCGCATCTTTCTGGCTTTGAAGAAGGCTCATTCTCTTATGGGCAGCTTCTGCGTCTTTCTGGAGTGCGATGATTTGCTTTTTGTAGAAACAACGGTCACGCTCCATGAAGTCAATCTTCTGCAGGTTTTCAAGCCGTGCCTGCATCTGAATCACAAAGTCATCGGCCTCATGAGTAAGAAAGTCGGTATTCTCTGCGTACCGTCCGCTCATAATGTCTGCCACGCTCACATCATCCCGAATGGGGGCGCTCGACAACTGGAAGCGTTCTATCACGGCCCTGCGGATAACACGGACAATCTGCTCTTCGTAGACACTTTCGGCATGGCAGATGCTCTTTCCATTGTTCTGCTTCGCCGAAGGGCAAAACCATATAGGATTCAGATTTCTATTTCTTACATTGAAAAATCGTCCGCAGCTTCCGCAGATAAGCCGTCCTGAAAAAGCCCACTGTGTTTTTTCCTCTCTCTTGTGCGAATCCGATTTTGCATTGACGATCTTTTGCACCTTTTCAAACAGTTCCCTGCTCACAATCGCTGGATGATGGTCTTTAATGTAGTACTGCTGAACTTCACCTTTGTTTTTCCGCACTTCATGCGACAGATAGTCAGCAGTATAGCTTTTCTGTACCAGAACATCTCCAGTATACCGTTCATTGCGAATCATCCCAGCAATCCGACCGTTTGTCCATCCGGTGTCAAGCTCGCTGTTAAGCTGACCTTTCTTGGATTTGACCTTGCGCAACTTCTGTGCACTGCTCTCCGGAGCAGGAATGTGCTCACGGTTCAATTTCCTTGCGATGTCTGCAAACGAGAACCCTTCTGCGACCTCTTGGAAGATGCGCCGGATAACTACAGCTTCCTCCTTAACGATTTCAACTGCCTTATACTTGTAGCCGCTTTCGCTGGTAATCATCTCACCATTGTAGCGGTATCCATAGATGTCAACATTCCGCACATCTCCACGCTTAAAGCGCATCTTATTGCCAAGGTTGATGTTGCCGGAGATGCTTCGGCTTTCCTCTTGCGCAATAGCCCCCAGTGTAGTAAGGATGAATTCACTGGTCGGGTCTGCTGTATCGAGATTTTCTTTCTCGAATAGAATCGTCACATTGTTTTCTCGAAGCAAATCCAGTGCCATCATAAAATCAGCCGTATTTCGGGCGAATCTCGAAATCGACTTGCAAATCACGCGGTCGATTTTCCCTGCCTTGCAATGCCGAAGCAGTCTGCGGAAGCCGGTACGCTTTTCACTGTTCGTGCCAGAGATACCATAGTCCGAATATACACCGATGGGATTCCACTCAGGGTTGGCTTCAATCAGCTGGTTAAAGTACCGTTCCTGCGTTTCATAGGAGTTTTCCTGGTCAGATGAATCCGTTGAAACACGGATATAAGCGGCAACATTCAGCGTTCCAGTCTTCTGCTTCGTTGCACGGAAGCTCTCAGCAGAGATGAAATCACCCGGTTTTGCTTCATATACCAATTCCTGAGAGGGCTCATCACTCCTCTCAACCGGAATCGTAATGTCCTGCCGTACCACGGCGGCCTTCTTTGTGGTGACTGCTTGGTCGATGAACGCCTGCAATGCGGGGTCAACTTTCTTTTTTTGTTGAGTAGACTTGTCTTTCGTCTGATTTTTCTTGGGTGAAAAAAGAACCGCAGCGGAACCCAGTTCAGGCAGGTTCACAGCTGCGGTCTTGTTAGATGTCTTTGGCTGTACCGACTTTTCTTCAGTCATCTTCTGCAATTTTGCCAAGAAATCAGTTGTTGTACTCATAATTCTACTCTCCTTTCTGCCCTTTATTTCCTTTGGGCAGTCACATATTCCCTCTGTTTCGTGATATTATCAAGTAAATTTGGCGCAGAAAAACGGAGAATAATCTGTCGGATTATTGTCTTTTCTGCACGATATGTACTCCCCGCCCAATAAGGACGGGGACAGACTCAGATACGAGTCACAAGGTCGAGCGAGATCCAGCCTGCACCGGATTTCAGCTTGCCCCAGCCTTTCGTGGAACCAACGCCAGTAGATTCTGCCACAATGGTGAATACACCCTTTCTGGTGTACTGCCCGGTCTTTGCATAGTTCGTGCCCGGACCTTTGCGGATGTTGAGGTCGCTGACGGACACACGGACTGCATACGGAACAGAGGACTTCTGCTCCGGATAGACCGCCTTGCCCGCCGGGTCAAACACACAGTAGCCCGGATTGGCATCCGCACACTGCTTTGCGTTGGCGAGGTCACGGAACGCCCCCTTCTGGGATGCAGCGTTCTGCCAGCTCTTACGCACACGATACCATCCGGAAATCGTAGTGTCGGTGGTGGAATTGAACTTCGTCAGATTCCATTGCTCGATGATGCTGCAAAGGTTTTGTACATAGTCATGACTGGTAGCGTAACCACCATCCTTGATGATTTGTGCGGCCTTCTTGTAATCGGTACAGCCAGCCAGACTCTCATAGCGTTTCTTGCTGCCATTCATCGCACCGAGCAGATACGCCGCATGGTCGGCAATAGAGTCCTCGACACAAGTGTACTTACGGAAATCAGCATTGAACATCACATAGCTTCCTTCTGCATTCTGTTCCTGCGTTTTCTTGGTGTAGACGGACTTGCCATCCCACACAGAGTTCGGCCAGCTGTTCCCGGAAAGGCTGGTCTTCATACCAAAGCAGTTGTTCGCCTTTCGTGCCAGTTCGGAAGAACCGTAGCTGGATTCCAGAATGAACTGCGCCATCGACACACAGGCGAGGATGCCAGTGGTTTTCTGGTTTGCAGTAAACAGCGGACCGATTTTGGCTACCGTCTCCGCTCTAGTAAGATTTTCCAAGTCAGCCGCCTGCAAGCCGGGAGAATCATTCAGGGCAGCTGTAACCTTTTCGGCCAGATCCCCAAGACGAGCATACAGCCAGTCGCCGGGGCAGCTTTTATTTGCATACCAGCGATGGACCGTCAGTACCATCTCATCCGACGCAGGTGCGTAATTGAGAGTTTTATTCTTGTCGCCAAGCCATAAAAGTTTCCGCTTGCCATTGCGCTGGCAAATGTCAGTGCAGAGTTTGATGAGCGAGGCATACACGGCACTGTTCATGGCATACGGCTCGCTCTTATCGCTTGCACACTCAATCGTGATGGCGCGCTGGTCATTGGCATTGCTGGACGAACACCAGCTGCGGTTTTTCTCTTCTACGCAAAGAGAGATTTTCCCGTCTTTGCCAATACCATAGTTACAGCTTGCCTGACGGCTCGTGCTTGCAAAGCATCCGCAGATACTTTCCGCAGAAAGCTGACCGACCACACAATGCGGAGTGATACGGTCAATGCTGTGGGTGCGCTGCCCGGAATGATTCGGACTGAGTTTGGTGTAGGACACCAGAGGGCTATTGGAATAAGCCATTTCACACACTCCTTTATAATAAGGAAAGGCCCGGACCACTCCGAGCCTTTATGGGTTGATTACTTCTTTGTGTTTAGGGAATCAGCAATTTCATACCGACACGGATGGCATTGGAAGTCAGACCGTTCAGGGTACGGATATCCGCACAGCGACTTCCATCTCCCAGTTCCTCCTTGGCAATCTTCCAGAGGTTGTCACCGGGCTGGACGGTATAGGTCTTGCTGGCCGTGAATGCGTAGGTGTCTGCACTGTTCAGGACATATGCCACGCCATCTTCTGCTTCCGCACACTTGATCTTCAGCCAGCCATCACAGAACTGGATGATCTCTACAAGGGTGTTTTTCTTATAGACCGTCACGATCTCCGCACTGGTATCCGGTTTTTTGCGGATGTTCATGAGGGTCTTGAGCTTGCCATAGGCAATGGTAGCCGGAAGTTCTTCTGCGGTCGGAAACTCGGTCTCGTCCACATCAGCCTCGGCTTTCTCCTCTGCCAAATCATCCGTCTTCGGCTGTTCCTCTACATCAGGTTCTTTCTCTTCCTGCTCGTCCAGAACCGGCTGTTCCTCGCTCTCCTCTGCTCCGGTGACAGGCACAGCCTCCTCCGGGTAGATCACATTGCCGTCGTTGTCGAACACACGGCTGCCGGGATTCTCATCACACTTGGCTTTTGCGTTCGCCAACAGACGGTACGCGCCCAGCTGAGATGCTTCATCCTCCCAGTCCATGCGCACGCGATAGTAACCGGTCGTCAGTTTTGCAGGATAATTGTTCTTACTCATAGCACTTGCCTCCATAAAATGTGGGAGGGGCCGTTACACCCCTCCCGGTTGCTCACTGTTTCTTCTCTTCGCTGGTTTTACCGTTCAGTTTAGCCGCATGATTCTCATCCACAAGCTGAATGAGCATGGCTTTCAACTTCTCCGGCACAGGGAGTCCGATCACAGCACAGTTCTCCAGAATAGAAAGGCCCTCGTTAGAGATTGCCCAGAAAATCAGAGCAGTTCGGAGTGCTGCGCCCTCGCCGATGATCTGCGTATCGATCACACTGGAGATACCAACAAGGATGAAGATGCATACCTTCTTGGCGATACCCTTAAACCCGACCTCAGAAGACAGCTCATGTCGCACGGCCGCTGCAAGCACCCCAGTGAAATAATCACAGGTCACAAAAACAACCAGCGCATAAAAGAAGCCGTCAAAACCGCCGAAGAACCAGCCCAGGAATGCACCCATACCTGCAAACATCAGCTCTAACTTATCGATCACATTCTGCATAATTCTTTCCTTTCCTCCCTCTTGAGGGCATAAAAATTGGGCGGCATTGCTGCCACCCTGTGTAACTGTCTGTCTATACTAAACACCGTGGAGCAGGAGCAAGGAACACCTCTGCCCTTTCGGTGGGAATTTACGAGGAGCTATCTTCCGTCAGCCACGCGCGGATCTGACAGTAGTAACCATCTGCCCATGCCTGATAGCCTCTTGCGGAGGGATGGATGCTGTTCGTCAGCGTCCGGCTCGTTTCCGTGAAGCGGTTCGTTACAGGCTTGTCCGAATACGGGAATGCCAGACGGCGGTCAGTACGCAGACCGTGCGCAAAGCAGGTCACATTCTTATGGTACTTGCCAGCATCAAATGCTTTGATGAGTGCGAGATTGAGCGTGTTGATGCTCATATGGAAGATGCCCATGCTTGCACCGCACTGATAAGAATAATCCGAACCGGGACCACAAAGACCGATACCGATCTTGCAATTCGGGAAGCCCGTTTCCTTATCCAGCAGCGCATCGATGAACTGCTTTGCCTGATCCACGAACTTCTGTACCTCTGCTTCCGTGCGGTATAGTGTAGTGCCCTGCGATACATCATTGGTACCAAGTGCGATCAGGAAGTAGTCGATGCCCTCATAGCCGTTGGTCTCGCAATATTTCTGGAAGTCCAAACGGCCTTTGATCTTGTCCCAGAACGCATTCGTTTTGCCAGCGTAATCCGTGTCTGCCAGATACCGGGCAAATGTCCAGCTGCCGCGTCCTTCGTGTTTACCGCCTTCCGGTCCTCTCGTTCCCAGCGGATGGATCACGCAGTCATTATCCTCTGCCAGCAGACGGTACACTTCCGTTGCCACAGAACTATTGTCCACGAGAGAATCTCCACAGATGCAGATATTTTTCGTGAGCTTATCCTTCAGCTTATGGTGGACCCTGACCTGCACAGGTTTGGACGATACCGTATGGCAGTCTTCTTCATCCAAACGGCGGACGGTCAGTGCAAAATCCGTACTGTCCTTCGTCGGCGTGTAATTCATGCAATACTCGTTCCGGGTCAAGCTCGGTGCATGTTTAACGCTGTCCATACAACAGACTGGCATGAGCCGGAAACGCTGGAACACTGGCGGGAGCAGTGGGCGGCTGCCGTTAATACAAAATTTGAGGAAAAAGGGCTGGATGTGCGTATCGACCACCGTTCCTATGTGCGGCAGGGGCTTGACCTGATACCTACTGTCCACGAGGGAGCTAATGTCCGGCAGATGGAAGCAAAGGGCATCCGCACCGAGAAAGGGGAACTGAACCGCTGGATTAAAGCTACCAACCGGCTCATGCAGGATGTGAGGAAGAAGATCAAAGCCCTGTTTGTCTGGATGGCAGAGGTAAAAGAAGAACTTTCCAAACCCCAGACACCGAGCCTTGCCGACCTGCTGATCGCTTATTACAACCAGCGCAACGCAGGGGCATGGAGCAATAAAGCCAGAACCGGAAACTTAAAGCAGTTTGCCGAAGCCGTCAATTATCTGACGGAAAACAAGCTGCTCACATTAGAGGATTTGCAGGAGCGTCTTTCCTCTGTCAACGAAGAATTTGAAGCGTTAAGCGACTCCATGAAAAAGAAATCTGCCCGGATAAAGGAATTGCAGGAATTGATACGGGAGGGCGAGAATTACCAGCGGCTAAAACCTGTTCATACGGAATTGAACAATATCAAGTTTAAGAAACAGAGGGAGAAATTTGAAACATCCCACGATGCGGAGTTACGGCTGTTTTATGCCGCCCGCCGTATTCTGAAAGAAAAACTGGACGGAAAACCCATTGCCCTGAAAGCATGGAAACAGGAATATGCACAGTTAAAAACAGAGTATGCCGAACTGTCTCCGCAGCACAAGCCACTCCGGGAGGAAGTCATACGGCTGCGGCAGGTGCAGAACGCCGTAGATACCGCACTGCGCCGGAGGGAGCAACCACAGGAAGTACAGAGAAAGAAACATGAGATGGAGCTATGATATAACCGGCAGCTTTACCGCTGCCGGTATTTTTATGGAGGGAGCATTTGAATGTATTTGAAGCGGTGAAACAGTCTGTTACCACCCGGCAGGCTGCTTCATTCTATGGAATCCGGGTGGGGAGAAACGGCATGGTCTGCTGTCCATTCCACAATGACCGCACGCCCAGCATGAAAGTGGACAGCCGCTTTTACTGCTTCGGCTGCGGGGCTTCCGGGGATGTGATCGACTTTGCCGCTTTGCTGCATGGATTGGGGAAACGGGAAGCTGCGGTCAGGCTTGCGGAGGACTTCGGCGTTTCCTATGAGAAATCCGGCAATGCACCGCCAGATAGGAAGCGTCACAACAGGTCACAGCCCCGACAAAAATCAGCGGAGCAGAGATTTCAGGAAACGGAACGGTATTGTTTCCGGGTGCTATGCGATTATCTGCGCCTGCTGGAGCATTGGAAAACAGCATACGCCCCACAGCCGCAGGATGCCATCTGGCATCCTCTTTTTGTGGAAGCGTTGCAGAGGATAAGCTACACAGAATACCTTTTGGATATTTTGTTATACGGAGAAATAGAAGAAAAAGCGGCATTGATCGCCGCACAGGGAAAGGAGGTGCTGCGGCTTGAACAGCGAATTTCAGAGCTTGCCGCCAGAAATGCAGGAAACGGTCAAAAAGACGATGGATACAATGGAACCGGCGCAAACACCAGCAGAAATCCGGGAAACATTAGAGGGGACGCAGAAAGGCGGCGTGAAGAACAGCATCCGAAACTGCCTGACGGTGTTCCAGCGTGACCCGCTGTTTCGTGGGGCGCTGCGTCTGAACCTTTTGACGGAGCAGATTGACATTGTGAAGCCGCTGGGCTGGGAGCGCACCAGTACCACGCTGACCGACATGGACATGAACTACCTGCTTTTGTATCTGGAAGAAAATTACGGGCTTACCAGCGAGAAAAAGGTGCAGAGCGCCATCAAGATTGTTGCCAATGAAAACCGCTACCATCCAGTCAGGGATTACCTGAACAGCCTGCAATGGGACGGCACAGAGCGCATCCGTTACGCCCTGCATCACTTTCTGGGAGCCGATACGGACGAATACACCTATGAAGCCTTGAAACTGTTCCTGATGGGAGCCATCCGGCGGGTATTCAGACCGGGGAGCAAGTTTGAGGTCATGCTCTGTCTGGTTGGTGGTCAGGGAGCCGGGAAATCTACCTTTTTCCGGCTGCTGGCAGGCAGGGACGAATGGTTTTCAGACGATTTGAAAAAGCTGGACGATGAAAATGTGTACCGCAAGCTGCAAGGGCATTGGATTATCGAGATGTCGGAGATGATTGCCACAGCCAACGCCAAGAGTATTGAGGAAATCAAGTCATTCTTAAGCCGCCAGAAAGAAACCTACAAAGTGCCGTATGAGACACATCCGGCAGACCGGCTGCGGCAATGTGTATTTGGAGGGACGACCAACCGGCAGGACTTTTTGCCCCGTGACCGCACCGGCAACCGGCGCTTTCTCCCCGTGACGGTGTACCCGGAACGGGCGGAGGTTCACATACTGGATGATGAAGCGGCGGCGAGGGCGTATATCGAACAGATGTGGGCGGAAGCCATGACGGTTTACCGCAGTGGGAAGTATAAGCTATCATTCAGTATGGAAATGAACCGATATCTGAACGCCCACCAGCAGGACTTCATGCAGGAAGACACACAGGCTGGCATGATCTACGCCTATTTGGAGGACTACACCGGTGACAGGGTATGCTCCAAGCAGCTTTATGAGGAAGCGCTGGGGAACTTAAATTCCCCGGCAGACTGGGAGACACGGGCAATCTGCGAGATTATGAATACCGGCATTGCGGGCGGCATCATACAGGGCTGGGCAGCCTACAAAAGCCCGAAGCGGTATAAGAAATACGGTTCTCAAAAAGGCTGGGAGCGTGTCAACCAAGCTCCGCCGGAGGGGGACGGTTTTCAGGAAATCACGGAAGAAGAAGCCCGGCAAATGGAACTGCCATTCTGAAAAGCCACCGGTTGACAGTTTGGTTGA